TAGCAAACTAGGTACAGGACATCTTGGTACGGAGTAGAAAAGAAAGCAGAAACAGTAATAAAATTAGAAGCCAATACTGTAAATAAAGATTGGGTTACTGTAAAGTGTGGAAGATCAAGAGGATATTCTTTTGATACATTTAGTTTTGAAGTCAATGATTTTGGATTACCACAAATAGTAGAAAACTTATACGACCCATTAAAATAATGTCAAACAAAGAAGTAATCTTACTACTAGCTAAAAAACATAAAACGTGGATTGACGTTGTTAGTTCTTTTGGCTGCAGTAGGAACTTATCAGAGGATATTGTGCAGGAAATGTATATCAAAGTACTGCCTAAGATAGAAAATGGATTAGATATAATCTATTACGATAATGACATAAACTACTACTACATCTATAAAGTATTAAAAACTTTATTCATTGATCTAAAAAGAAAAGGCAAAAATATTAAAATGATTAATATTGATGATGCTAATTATAATAAACTAGATTGTGACGTAGATTATGATAAAGCCTATGACAAAATAAAAGCTGAATTAAATACTATGTTTTGGTACGACAGGAAAGTCTTTGAAATAATAAATGAGGGTGAAAGTATTGCAGATTTTTCAAGAAATTCATTCATAGAATATTTTTCACTTTATAACACGTATAGAAAGGTAAAAGACAAACTAAAAAAATTAATATAAATGGTAACAAGGTTTGAAACAGAAACAGATTTAAAAAGAGAAATTAAAGCAGTAAAATTCTTTTGCTCTGAATACGGTCTTTTTTATAAAAAACAAGGAAAAAATAATTTTGATTTTAAGATCTATAACAGTCAAGATGAATTCTTATTTAATTTAGAAGTTAAAGGCAGGTTAAAAGATTTAAAAAATGCTTATCCTTTACCTATTGCAATAAGAAAATTATTAAAGCTAAGTGACACAAAACAACTAGCAACAGTTTTATGGTGCTGCAATGACGGAATCATATTTTCTTGGCTTCATAGATTAAATGGAAATATAAAAATTGGCGGTAGAAAACCAAGACCAAATTCTGTAAATGATATAGAATTAATGGCATACTATGAAAAATGCAATTCACTAATTGAAATAAAATTTAAATGAAACTAGGAGATTTAATTTACTACATAACAAAATTCACAGGGATAAAATACCTAGTGGAAAAATACCATACTTACAGAGGAACAAAATGCAAATGTGATGATAGACGTAAAAGTCTTAATAAAATTAAAATCAAAAGATGGTAAAATTTGAGAAAGCAGACCGAACAGATTGGAGAAAATTTAGAATGGATAAGAAGCAGCACCTATCCGCTGCAGAATATGATTTGGTTTGCCACTTACACGCAAAATATTACAGACATAAATTTTATAAGCCCTGCACCTGCAATCCAAAAACAATAGTCAAATGGATAAAAGACTTAAATAAAATTTGGGACAATGGGGATAAAGAAAATTAATAAGTGGGAGAAAGCGGTTGTTTTCCTGCTTAATATTGACGGTTGGGATTTAGAATGGTGCGGTGACGGTTTCACTAGGTATGATGCAAAAGGTAAAACACCAAAAGGAAAAGATTGTGTTATAGAAATGAAGTTTCGTAAGACCTACTACGAACAGAAAATGCTAGAGAAAGACAAGTACGATGCATTGATGAATTTAGATCAAGGGATAATAAAATTATATTTTGTAAATGACCCAAAAGGAAACTTTCTATATTGGCTTAATAATCTACAGATGCCTAAACCTGTAAAAAAATATTGTCCTGATACTACAATGTGGACAAGAAAAAGACTTCTCAAAGATGTTTATTTGCTAGAGGAAAACGATGCTAGTATAATAAATATTAATATTTCTGAAAAATAAGTTATTAAATTTTTTGTTTATAAGGTTATTTGTTTTATATTTGGGTGTTGGCAATTAAGTCAATGCTAAAACAGGACAAAATGAAAATATCAAATCAAGATTTTTTAAATTACATTCAAGGATTAACTAAATCAGAATTAAAAGGATTAAATTTTAAATTAGAATTAAATCCAATGCCATTAACTTATTCAATAAACGGAGACTGTTATATTCAGTATTTACACCAAATTAAAAGAAACGGAAAAACTTTAATTGTTAATTCATCAATTAATGGCGAAGTAGAAGACGAAGACGGATCTATCATTAGCGAAAACGATATTTTTACCTTTAAAAATAATAGTTATTCATTAAAGGGTTATAAATTTGGAGGGTTAAATTTCAACGAATTAAAAGAACATAGAGTAAAAGAATATTAAAAACTAAAGGGGGTGTAAAAACCCCCATTAAAAAACAGGACAAATGACTACATTATTTCAAATGCAAAACAGGGAGGGAAACCTAGTAAGCATTAACTTAAAACAAGAAAACATTGAGGACAGACTATTCTGTTGGCTAGAGGAAAAACATAACGATATTTTCACAGATTTAGAAATGTGGGAGGGTGGAAGTGTTAGACTAGACAAATGGAATGACGGAACAACCACTATTGTATTCAGTGGAGATAACGGAATTTTTGAATTAGAAGAAGTAGAAATAGAAACAGTTTAAATAAAAACAAATGGCAACAGAAACAAAACAATCAAACCTAGAAAAAGCATTTGAAAGAAAAAATGCATTGAACTTAAATTTAACTACAGAACAATTTATAGAGTTGAACGGAATACTTTATGACTTGGCGTCTCTGCAGCATTCAAAGGGAATGGCTGATGCAACAGAAATTTACACAAAATATTATAATCTTTAAAATTCAGAACAAATGATAAAATTATCAAAGTATAAGCAAAATTTAACTATTAGAGGAAATAACGTTTGGAGTTACACTACAATAGTAGCACGTATAAAAGGAAGCGAATTACACCAATTAGGATATTGGTCGCAAACTACACAGAAGCATATTAATTATGTTGCTAGAGAATTAGATTTAACTTTAATTAAATGAAAGTTAATCAGGCACTATGGGATGAGATTAAAAAGTCAATCGAGTCCCATACAGATAAAGACGGAAATATAACTGATATTACTATTAAATTCAGAATAAAAGAAAAGGTAGATCTAAGAAATTACTTACAAATAAATTTATCACAATATGACTAGCCTAGGAGATTTAGCAAAAAAATGTCTTGATACTATAATAGTTTATCCTGATTTAGAATATGCTATTAAATTATATTATATTAATGCTTTGAATAAAATGGAACAGGGAGAATCACAAAGTTTTACCTGTAAAGCAACAATGGAATGTATAGATGAATTAATTTATAAAAGAATAGAAATATTATGAAGCAGAAAAAAACAACTATAAATATTGGGGATTTAATTAGGTATTGTATATCATCAATAGAAGAATTTCCAATGCTAGAAAAACCTATTAGATGTATTTATATAGATGCTTTAGATGATATTGTAAAAGGGGAGAACGAAGACCGTACCTGTCAAAATGCAATAATGTATATTAAAGGAGAAATACAAGATATATTATGATATTATTAGTAGATGCAGATAGCTTAATATTTGCAAGTTGTTACAAAAAAAGGGAACATCCCGAAGACGAAAAGTATTTCACAGATATAGCTGATGCAAGAAATAAGTTTGACGAGCAGTATATGTCTATTGTAAATCACTTAGAGGAACTTTATAACATTGACAAGGTAATTACATTCAGTGGATCTAAAGGCAACTTTAGAAAGCTAATTACTAAAAACTATAAAGCCAATAGAAAGAAGCAGGAATTACCTCCACTATTACACGAAATGCACGATTTTGTAAAAAGTCATTATGATAGCGTTGTAGGTTATGGAGTAGAAACAGACGATATGGTTGCTAGGTATTGGAAAAAGTTATCAGATGAATTAGGTAGGGATGAAGTTATGATTGTGTCAATAGATAAAGACTATAAACAATTTCCTTGCCTGATGTATAATTACCATTACAAACACCAAGAAGTTCTTGACATATCAGAAGACGAGGCTATGTATAATTTTTATGAGCAAATGATAATGGGAGATACTGCAGATAATGTAAATTACTTTAAAGGAAAAGGTAAAAGATTTGCTGAAAAGTATTATGCAGATTGTCAAACCAAATACCAATATACTAGAAAACTTTATCAATTATTTAAACAAGAATACAAAGGAAAAGCTAGGCAAAAATATACTGAATGCTATAACCTTTTAAAACTATTAACTGAATGAGACAATTTAAACCACTAAAAAAAGACAAGCCAAATAAAAAACAAAGGGCTGCAAGACGTATGCAGCAGGAACGTTTTATAGAAGAAGCTAGAAAGCCTAGAGTAAAAAGAAATGGTGTATTAATAAAATATAAAAATGAAAGCAACACAGACACATTACGATAACGGAAAAGACTATGATATTATAGACGTGTGTAACGATTACTCACTTAACTTTAACAGAGGTAATATTTTGAAGTATATTGTTAGAGCAGGAAAAAAGAAAGACGAACTAGGAGATCTATTAAAAGCAAAAGATTATCTTGAACGAGAAATAAAAATTTTAAGAAATGAGTAAAAACTATTTAAAAATATCAGAACGTATTGTAGAAATGACAGGAATAGACATTTTTCAAAATACTAGAAAACAGGAGTACGTTCAACTTAGGGCTTTAGCTTGTTACATTTTTAGGGAGAAGATGAATATGCGGTGGATGAATATTGCAAACTTTTTTATCTCAAAAGGAAAAGCTATGGATCACGCAAACGCAATTCATTTAGTTAATATGTACCCACTATACACAAAAGACAATCCTGAATTACTAGAAATAGAATCCTGCTTTGTTTTTGAAGATAATGAAAATTATGACGAAATAGACAGGGTTGGATATTTAAAAAAGAAAAATGAAAAATTAAATGAAAATCTTTATAAATTAAAATCAGAGGTTAAAGAATTAAGAAAAAAGCCAACCTATAATTCTAGGGATCTAAAAATGCTAAATCTTTTTAAAGACATCCCTGATGATAAAATAGATGAGGTTGTGGAAAGGATAGGCTTAATGAGAAAGTCTTGGTCTTGGAAAAGCAAAGACAAATGTCAAGTAATAGAAAGCAGTACGTCAATGGACGGAATGCATTGGTAATAACTAAAATAAGTAAATTATGATTGAAGCATTGGGTTGGATAATGATTGCATTAATAGTAGCAGGATTTGGAAAGCAACTAGGTAAAATTTTATTTCCTGATGATTGGGAATAAAAGATTTGCAATTTCTAACGTTATAATAGAAAGATATTATTATGAAGTTATTACGTTATGAAGTTAAAGTTGGGTTTTTTAAAGGGATTTTGTTTGGTATCAGGCACTATCCCTTTGATGATGTAGAAATATACGAAGAAGACATTGTTGTTTACTTTGGAATATTTCAATTAGTAATTACAAAAATATACAGAAAATAATTTTTTGTACCTTAGAGAAAATTTAATACAATGATCAAAGCCAAAATACAAAAGGTTAGCATATCAGCAGTGAAAGAAAATGATGCAAACCCTAGATTTATAAATAAACATAAATTTAAAAAACTTGTAGCTAGTGTAAAAGAATTTCCTGAAATGCTATCACTTAGACCAATAGTGGTTGATAAAGATAATATTAT